GGTGGCTTGCGGTGATGGTTTGGCTTGTGGCCGACTCAACGATCATCGTACCAACATTGAGGTTACCAGCACCAGCAAGCAAGCTTCCGCGGCCGATCCTGATCAGATCGCCAGCAGCTGGGATCGAGGTCCAAGAACCGGTATTAAGACTCAGCGTCAATTTGCCAGCCGACGGGACAGTTGCAGTGATTTTTGCCAAAGAGCTGGTCGAGTCAACCAGAAGGTTGCCGAAGGTAGAATCTTGGTAGATCATACCAGCGGCCAATTTATCAGAAGAGTTTTCCAGAAGCTCCATCGAAGCAGCTGCACCAGTCGCCGTAGTGGCAGATACTGCCAAAACGACAGGGGCGTTAACAGCGAGTTCACCCGTAGCCAACACAATACCAGTCGAGGTATCGAATGCGGCGGCGTTAGCTTCTGCACTTGCAGGAGTGGCTTTGAGTTGCTTAAGGCTGACCGAAGTCGTAGACCAAGCAGTAACCAAATAAGCGCCAGCATTTTCATCAGCACCACCAGCGATAGCTACGCCAGGTCGGATATAAGCCACGTCACCGACCTGAGCGGCTGTACCGAAATCACCAGCGCCAGAAGCCTTGGTGAGTGTCAGTGTATCGCCAGAAGCGGACATATCAACAGTCAGAGATGCCACGTTGACGGTACGTACAGTTCCGCCAGTTGCGGACAAACCAGTTACACCAGCCAACGCAGTCACAAATGCATCAGCTTTGCCGTTTGCAGCAACAGTCAATGATCCAGTAACCGCGCCATTAATGCCGACTCTAAAGGTGCGGACCGCTGGACTTGGAAGATAAAGAATTGTTTTGGTCGGCTTGCTTTCAGCCTGACCGGTTTTGATTTGAGTCTTGATCTTGTTTCCGGCTTCACCATAACGGGAAGCAACAAGGCTGCCGTAGTTCGATGGAGAGCTGATCGCCTTGCTTGCACGGGTAGACTCATTAGTCTTATAGATGTAGAGTCTTTGGATAGCGCCAGAGAATACTTGACTTGGTTGATTACTAAAAAGTTGACGGGCGGCATCAACAATTGCACCAGACTTATAGAAGTCCTGTACCGAACTGAAATCAGTGAAGAAATTGAGCTTAAGATCTAAAAGAGAGCCTGGGACGCCTTCTTCGGCTTCGCCAAGTATGAAAACCGAGCGGCCAGCAGCAACAGCACTAGGAAGACTAGAGGCAACCGAAAAAGTTGAGTAAACCCCGGGTACTACAGTAGCTGCTCCGCCAATCTCAAAAGGTAAGGACATATAAGTCTCCTGATTTATATAGTCGGTATACGGCTCTATTTTATCACGGAATGGAATTCCCTGGTATTATAAAGAAATTAGTCCCAAAGCCATTTATCTTGAATCCAATCATCACCCAAGGCATCGTAATTCCCGGCTTTTATCTGAGCTTTCGTCCAGCGACGGAAGGATCGCTCTTCCTTATTGATTATGTACTTCTTGGCGGACCTAAACCATTGGCCGTGTTTAGCCTTATCTTTCTTGTGATGGGTGTGATCCTGCCAAGCCGTATCTTTCTCTTCTTTGGGTTTGTGGTCTGTATTTTTGACGTACTTTGTGTGCCCACGGAATTCGCAATTCGTGCAATCACGTCGAGAGCGGTATGGATTTCTGGTGCGACCATATACGAGCAGGTTTTCTATCTCGAGCAGGAACTGCTCGAAATCCATCTGAATTTTGTTCTTCAGCCTGAGTTCATAATAGGATTCAGAGAGGTGATCTATAACCTCTTGATTATCCAATGGATTTGTCTTGAGTCTTGGAATTCCTTCACATGCCCTGTTTGTGTTTTGAGTATCGATCCAGTCGGTGAGCCTGCGAACTTCATCACGCAGGTAATAGTAGCCCTGCATCCACTCGTAAAACGGAGGTTTGTTCAATGTTTCCATTGCAATTTCCCTTTCTTAGGTTACTACATTGAAAACATAGAAAACTCCTTTGATATAGGTTGTTTATATGATTTTATCATCAATAAGAAATGGCGTCAGCCAGCCCCATATCAACGGTCTCTTTGGCACTCAGAAAGATATCCCAGTCGTGGCGATTGCGAAATTTGGTCTCAGTCATATCCGGATGCTTCTCGCGAATACGGGACAGGAGGATATCCTCCATTTGCTTGATTTGGCGCTTATAAAAGTTGTGGGCATGCTCGAGGTTTCTTGGGTGTTGCATGCCGAAACCGCCATTGCCGACATGATGCATCGTATAGGCGTGAGGAGCTATAAGTCTATGATCGGCTGCCTGAAGAATAATCACTCCGGCTGAGCAGGCGTAACCTGATACTTTTATTGTTATTTCTGCATGAAAGCCTTTTATGGCATCATACATAGAGAACATTGAGTCGATATCCCCACCGTAAGTCTGCAGGATTATTGTGACCGGCTTATCTCCATCCATAAGATGTAGACCTGATATGAGTCTATCCGCCATTGTGTCATTTATTTCAGCATTGATAAAGATGTGTCTACCGGGTACATCAATACCACTATCAATCCACATCTCTTGGTAATCTTTACTCTTTTTTGCCATGAGATGGCTCCATAAAAGTAACAAACTAACACAACACCTTATTATACCCTTAGGGACAATAATAGTCTAAAGTTATTTGTAGGGTTTGTGAAGAGCACGGATAGCGGCACTCTACGTCACTTTTAGCTCAAGGAGTGGGGACCACAGCATGTTCCTCGGATTGGCCGAGTTCGCCATTTTCCCATTTCTCTTGATTGCCATCATTCATGAGTTCTTGCGCTCGTTCTTCCAAATCCTTGTAATCCTTAGAGTTTAAAGTCTTGCTCCGCTCGATCACATCTAATGTTTCTTTTTTGATTTCGTCGATTGCCTTTGTCATTTATATTCCTGTAATTTCAGGGTTTTACCAGAATTCCGCCGTAAAGCCGCTACCTTCAGGCATGGGATATAAGGTGGCAATGCCCTACTTTTCTTGTGACAGGTGTGCCAGCTTCACCAGACAGCATTTGCTGTCCATAACCCTCAAACGCTATCCAGGGTGACCGTTTCCGGGCCTGGTCGCTAAGGCTAGATCCCCTGGCACACCTCTATTATCGGCAAATTCAGGAAATAATCAAGGATAACGCTCCAATAATCCGTATTCATTGGAATAATAGTAGGAAAATAGCTCATCTTCTTTTCTTTAATCTATTCGAGAAGTATTCCATGGACACCACTCTACTTAAGATCTCTTTAAGATCCTGAGCGGCTTGATGGTCAGATACAAGCGGCGACGCCTTCATCTGCTTGACATCAATTGGACCCGGAGCTAAAGGACACCCAGACCACGTTAAGGTGACAGTGCTAAACATCCCAGTAAGTGTCTCTTCAGAGGTTTTATTGCTTAGAGCCTCAGAGCACGATACCTCAGCCACTCCATCTGCAACACCACTTTTCACTGATTCTTCACCAAAGAGCCACCAATCATCGCGAACTTTCTCTCTAAAGGCTTCGTAAGTCATACCAATACGCTTAGCCTGTTTTTTGTCCATAAACACGTTGATGCGATGAAGCAACTGAGCTAACTGATAATTGTTCGGCTCTTGGCCAGAAATGCTGTAGCTCATTACGTGTTGCATAAGGATGCTTTCCTCCAGTACTAGTCTTTTTTGACATGACTGAAGTATAGCGAAAGCCATGGAGGCTGCGTTAGAGGCAACACAAGTCACCTCCTTGCCACTATTCTCGATCACCTTCATAAGCTTATAGCCTGCCGTCACGGACCCACCAGGAGAATCGATAAATAAGAGGATTTTCTTGTCTTTTGAGGTAGTTATGGCGTGAATCAACTTACTGACAGAAATTTCGTCAACTTCACCACGTAGAAGTAAGTGATTTGATTCAGTTAATTCTATTTTAGAGATTCCCCCAAACAAAGGGAAGGCTACAAAAAAAGACAAAACGGCGGCAAGAATCCTGATCATAAAAGCCTCAAAAAGAGTTAATCACCGTGACTTACGTCATTTTACCATTAGATTGGCTAAGCGGCCAAAACAAAAGGATTGACCGGGTTTCCCCTGTGTGGGATAAAGGCAGTGGCATTAATTTCTGGTAAGAGGTTTCTTGATGAAAAAAATCAAAAAAGCAAAACCCTTTAGTAGCGAAAAACTGGGAGTCTACGGCCCAGTCAGTGTACAGTTCATCAAGGGCAAGGGTAGAGGCTTGGTGGCTGAGAAAAACATCAAAGCTGGAGAGATTATTCTCACAAACCCAGTCATACATCTATCTGACGTGGACTCAATGATCATCAACCAAACAATCCTGAAGGATTATGTTTTTGGCGGCATGACCGATAACGACAACCTCCTTATTATCGGACCCATAAGCCTCTGCAATCACGCCGGCAAAAAAAGAAACTGTGAAACATACATGACTCCGCAGATGGCTGTTCTCAAGGCAAGAGTAGATATCCAAAAGGGCGAAGAGCTGACTATTGATTACGGCTACGATCCAACAAACGATGAGGATGATGATGACGATCATTGGGAACCTTAAGAATCAGCTGGCATCGGTAGGACCTAATGGCGGCGTCGCCCTGACGCATGAAGGAGCCGCTGAGTGAAAAGTAAATTAAAGATGTTGGCAGCGGCACTTGCCGGTGTATTAGCAATCCCGGTATTTTTTGCGGTGCTTGGTTATTTTGCCCAATCCGCTACAAACTACCACGTAGACAAGGTAACAGAGCCAAAGTACCGTTTGATGTGCTGGCTTCCAAACGGCACACTTTTTTATTATGGTTTTGCGTATGATATTGACCAAAACTGCAAATTCTTCAGTTTTGTTCCAGCGGAAGGTCCACAGGCGGGTCATTGGATCAGCACAACCACAGCTTGCACATGGATGGAGCTAAAGTAATATGTCAAAAAGAGTGAGACCTTTAGGCGACATTACAACCGACCTCGAGCCACTTCTCTTGGAGATGGCCGAGAATCACAAGATGCAGGTCGGTGAGATTCTGAATATCATCAGGGGGTATCTTGAAATCCACTGTCCTGACGCTCAAGAAGTGTACAAAGATGGATCCAGACCAGTTTTTTATTATGGCGTAAGAGAGGGATTAAAATGAGCTTTTTGGTTATTATACAGTCGTCGAGTTCATTCAGTTATCCAACAACTGCTCAATATCATTATGTTGTTGATTTTATTGATCAAATTAAACGACAAATGAAGATGATTGCAAAAGCAATTTCAATCTCTTTGAGCTTCCTAGTTCGATCTTTCATTTTTTCCTCAAGTTTTTCTTCAGTACACCGAAAAGAAAGACAGCATTGTGTCCCAACTTTCGGAAAACGGTCGACGGTCTATGACTGGAGTATTACCAAAATTCCGCTGTAAAGTCGCTACCTTCAGTCATGGGGAGGACGTCAACACCACCTTTCTGAGCATGATGCTGACCACGGTCAAGCCGAAACTGGTAGAATCGAGAAATTCCCACTGGAAGATTCCTATGGGATCAGAATCAATCTTTTGAAGTGAGGTTTTTATGAACATCAAGACATCAGATCCATGCTCTGTTCTTTATCGGGACATGGCTACCGCAAAAGACAATTGTCCTGGAACTGGATACGAACTCCAGTCCGATGGTCGTCTTTGGTGGTGGCAAAGACAATTGGTTGATCCACATCAAGATCTACTCAAAAGAGTGGAAGAGCTTGAGCGTCAGGTTCGGTATCTAGAATCGAGAGCAGACATTACTTTAGGAGACAGGAGGATATGATGAAACTCTGATACCGCGAACGCCAAAGCGGCGGAGCTTTCATTGGAGCTTCGGAGAGATCGCAACAAACGCAATCGGTCGCTTCGATAATCGAAAACGACATCAACCTTTTTTGGAGCAAAAACATGTCTTTAATCAACATCCCGATTCCATTCAGCAAAGTCATTCGCGCCGTCGGTTACGATCCACAATCTGAGCGGCTGACGATCCTGTTCACCAATGGCAAGACGTACCGCTACCACCGAGTTCGCGCCAGTTTGGCAAACGGCTTCACCAGAGCCGAATCGGCAGGCACATACTTCAATAACCTGATCTGTAACCGCTACCTCTACGAGGTTGTCGACAATCCATTCGGCCCATACAGTGGCGAGCTTGGAGCACCAAAAACTACGAAAGCTCGCGACTTCTCGGGAGTTCGCATCGAAGGGATGACTCGTAGTGAGTCCCGGATCGCAACAGTCTTGGCCGAAAATGGCTCGATGACCGCTGGCGAAATCAAGAGCAAAACCTTCAACGAGCACGACGAAAAGCGATTGCCCGAAATGGAGCGCAAAGGTCTGGTTGTTCGTTTGGGCAAGGTGACTTGTGGTATCACGGGCAAGTATGCGACCTTATGGGGTCTGGCACCCAAGAAGAGGCGCAAGAAAGCCACCTGATCTCAGGTGGACCTAACCTTTTTTCGGCCCGTTCTTTGGAGTGGGCTTTTTAAGGCTTTATCGACCGGGACCGTAAACAAACCTAATCTTTCCGCAATCATAGACTCTTAAAAGACCATCCAGCAAAGCGTGCTCGTGCTCTGTCATTTCGTCTGGAGTAGCAACTATACTCGCCGTCGGTTACGATCCACAATCTGAACGGCTGACTATCCTGTTCACCAGTGGTAAGGCGGTTTCGCTTTCTCCCAAGGGAAGCTCCAGCTATAACGCGATCAGCGTTTAGCTGGGGAGGACGTCACGGTTTATATGGGTAAACAAACCTAATCTTTCCGCAATCGTAGACACGAAACCACTCCTTTTCTGGGGAGACTTCCTCCTCTTCATACAAAGCTCTACTCTTAGTACCTCGACCGTTAGTGTAAAAATAATCAGGCCCATCTATACGATCAATCAACCAGCCAGACGAGACGTATCCACTCCCGGATGACCACCTCCTATCACACCAAGATACCAGCAATGACTTGGTCATATTGCTTGCTTTCTTGGATAATCTAGACAAACCACCCACAACTGACACGCCGTCAGCGGCACAAAAACGCTGCACCTCAAAACGCTCTTTATCAAATCTACCACGGCCAACTGACATGACCGCAACCAATCGGTCATTTGGGTCGTAAATACCTAAAGAGATTATAGAGCTTCTTGGAGAACCCTGAATATGATACCTATCAAGAAAACCTTTGGCGGTTGAATGCTCAATCTCTTCTACCCTACATTGCCGAGCACCTATGATATAGGTATTTTTCATGAATTTGGATCTTAGGAATGACTTTACCTGCTCTTCACGATCTCTCCATTCATGTTCAAAAACATGATATAGCTTGATACCACGCTCAGCAGCTAAGGTAGTTTTGTTTAGATGGTACATAGTCTCTTTATAGAGATCAGAATGCCAATAAAGCCCATTATATTCAATACCTATACCAAGCTTCGGTATTAATATATCAATTTCATAACCACCAATCCTTGATTTTTCGGTCTGTAGATCAAGTGACTCAATCCAATTCCTCATCTGGGTTTCACCCCTTGAGGTAAAAATGCTTGGATTATTAATAAAGAACTTTTTGGCCTCCTCTGATTTCTGCCAATTATCTACTCCGTATCTTTCCATCATAGTTAGCATAGTTTTTTTCAAAGCAGCTTCAACTCTGTTTGAATCAGCCCACATTTCTGCAAGAGCGAGGGCTCTTTTTTGATAATATTTGCCGTTAGGGTCGTTTCTTTCTTGGCGGTAACTCTCGCTTAGTAGAAGCTTTCTCTCTACACCAGCTGGTGACTTCCAGTAATTAATTGAGGCAGTTTTTAGATGTGAGTTATCTTTTGATAAGCCATTTTGCCGTGCTTTATCAATAAAAGCCTGGGTATGTACGGCAATGTCGTGAGCAGCTCTAACACGCTCGTTGTGCATTGGATTACCGCCAAATTTTTCGTAAGCCGCAGCCATGGCGTTTTTTGCCATCTCTTTGCGCTTTTCTTCAGGAATATTTTCCAGCCGCTTTTTTTGAGCGTCACTAATTTCTTTTTTTGTTTTTTCTGAGTGGGTTTTGCCGTAGAATGGGTTCTTCTCGCCAGTTCTTTTTTTTGCCGCTTCGCTAATCTTCTTTTTTTTGCATTCGTGACAACAATATCCATAACCTTTTGTTTTTAAAGTAAAATCTGCATTTCCGACACTCACCTCTCCGATCTGGCCACAATTACTGCAACTGACTTTGATTCTCTCAACCGATCTCAAGGGTCTTTCTGTTGTATCCAAAGCTCTTACGGAAGTAAGCCATTCTGTCGTACGAATTTTTATCTTTTGTGCCATTTTGCGCCTCCTTACTCATAATACTATATATCGGAGTAAATGTCGATAAACTTTAGGCACAAAAAAAGCCCAGGTCAAAAACCTGGGCTTAATTTCTGAAATATCTAATTATTTCAATTAGATACCTTCACGCTGCTGATACACATTATCTGCGATAGCAAAACTACGAGGACGATCTACTACACAGCCAAAATAGCTCGCGTAAACCGTTTCAAAAGACAGCCCTCTGATCCCCAATTGCAGCTTATTAAGCAAGTTGCCAAGTGTTGCCAGTTTGGCGCGATTTTTATCGCGTGGGAGAAAGAGGACGCTGTCAAGACCAGGGATATTGCGGTTAGCGTCAACGAAAGTAGTCGTTGCACCGTTGCTTGGGATGATTTTACCGATGTACATTTCGGTTCCTGCCAAGCCCGAAGACTCAACTGGAGTACGGAATGCAAGGTAGTATTCAACGCCAGGAGCGTTTGTGATTACATGACTTACAGAGCAACCAGCGGTTGCGATCGTGGCAGACTGAGGAGCAGAAGCTGGGCTGATACCGGCCACATTGACAGCTTGGAAGCGCCATTTGTAGGTTTCGCCAACTGCAAAGCCCGAACCAACATCAGTCACGCCCAAAGAAGGAGCGGCGACGGCTGGGGTTGCAGGAGGAGTACCGACAGAGCCAACAACAGTAACTGGCTTGCTGCGATTGTATTTGAAGACAGTTGGGATGAAGTCCATAGGACCGCCAACAGTGTCAACAGAGAACTTAGCATGCTCATCGTTGGTTACAGCTGCACCACGGATGGCATAGCCTTCACCAAGGTTTGCGCGTTCGATCGGAAAGAAGGTAGCGCGGAACTCAGCAAGCTGGCTGGTTGTGCAGTGACCTTCTTTGATAGCTCCACGACTATCGCGAACAGCAGTCACGATCTTGTCGAGGAAACCTCTTTCCATTGCGCCACCCTTACGGTTGAACACTACAGAACGGTTGTTGCCGTATCCGATGAAGTCACCAGGGATACCGCGCTGACTTCCGTCACCTTCACGAATGTTAGCTTGGATACCGCGAACTTGACGGAGGTTACCGTTGATGTTTGAAGCTGCATATGGATCGATTGCGCCAGAAGCGTCCATGAAAAGATCGCCACCAACATAAAGATCGCGCTCCATAGCTTCAGCCATGGCAAGAGCGGCGTTTTCGTCGTTTTCTTTTTCCAAATCAACCGAGTACCCGCCGGCATCATTGATAAACATTGCCATTTGGGTGATCGATTTACGGATACCGTAAACCTTCAACACTTCAGCAACGCGCATGTACTGGCTCGTGTCTTCTTGTGGCAAGAAGGCTTCCCAACCAGCCAAATCGACGCCCGAACGTACAGCCGTTTTGACGGTGTATTGGTATACCGACTGAGTAGCTTTCATGGTAGGAATGTCTTTGGTCAAGAGGAAATCGGAGTCTTGAAGGGTGATCGAACGGATTACCGGATCAAGTTGGTCGGCGGCAAGTGCAGATACGCCAGTTCGACCGGCATTTTGGATACCTTGGTAGCCGGCTGCAAAAGACTTAGCCAGGCTTTCAAGCTTTTGTGCCAACGTTTTGGCAAGTCCACTATCAATAGGCATCATTCCAGACATGAAAAACTCCTTGAGGGTACTTAGGTACTCTATACGGTTATGATTTTATCACAAGATTCTAATCGCTCGGAATCGTATGGCTATTTTATCACGCCCAAAGATTACAAAAAGACCGCCAAAAGACTATCCATTAGTGTGTTTCTATGGTATGATTAGCTTGCGTGGTATGAAATAAGGAATATAAAGTGACCAACAAAAAAGATACAACTATTCAAAAATATTGCAAATTTTGCAATGGTCTATTTTCCATAGAATCAGGCCACTGGAAAGTATCAAAAAATGCCTTCCTAGAGTGTAAAGCTCATGCAAAAGAAGTCAGGGCTGCATCGAGACGTGCAAAAAACCTTGAATCTTTTGGGACCGAAACTCCACTCACCGATCCCTCCTTTAAAGCTTCCGTGAAAAGCAAAAGAGAGGCTACAATGAAGGAGAGATATGGATCATCTAACGCTATGCACATAGCAGATATGAAAGACAGGCAGATGTCCACGCTAATGGAGAATTATGGCGTAACATCACCAGCAAAATCCGCAGAGATTCGGGAAAAGATAGAGAAGACCTGCCTTGAGAAGTACGGCAAAAAGACCAACCTACAGATTCCGAGTGTCGTCAAAAAGGCTTCGGAATCAAAAAAACTCAATCTTTCTATAATCCTATCTGATGGCAGATATCTGAGAGACCTCTGCGATACCCTTGGCATATCAAAGGCGTGGGCCTACAAAGTTTATCGACACTCCGGTGAAAAAGTCTTATTCGACTATATCGAGAATTACGAAAAAAGAACATCGTACTTAGAGCTTCGGTTTATTGAGTTGATGAAGGGCTTCAAGGAGCTGAGCCTGTTCAATAGGCAGCCCTGTGACAGTGTCCAATATCGCCCCGACTTTAGAATCGAACACGAAGGGAAAGTTCTTTATGTAAATGTAGATGGTCTTTATTGGCACGGTGAGCCTAGAGTGGGGGATATTGAATACCATCAGAAAATGAGACTTTCGTTTGAGCAGTCCGGCTTAAGACTCATGCAGTTCGGAGGTGACGAGATAACCAGCAGTCCTGAGATAGTGAAATCCATAGTCATGAATTACTTTGGATGTGTTCAAAAAGTATATGCACGAAAATGCGAAATCGTTACATTAACAAAGAAAGAAAGTGATTCTTTTTTCAGAGATAACCACCTTATGGGGTCTTTCCCGGCAGGTAGTTGTTATGGATTAATAAATGGAACGGATCTTGCAGCGGCTATATGCGTCAGAAGCAAGGGAGATTCTCTGCACATAGAGAGATTCTGCAACAAAAAAGACATAAGTGTTGTGGGTGGGTTTAGCAGGTTACTTGCTCATGCAATAAAAGAAAAAAGACCTCGCAGAGTTGTGTCATTTTGTGACATGAGATATGCCACAGGCGACAGTTATGTGTCGTGCGGTTTTAAGGAAGTTTCCTGTTCCTTGTCTTTTAGATGGTCGAATGGAGTAAACACCTACCCAAGATCTAGTTGCGTCGCTAATATGGATGATAGAGGACTAACAGAAACACAGCACGCAAACGAAAAAAAATGGTTTAGGGTGTATGATGCCGGGCAAAAAAAATTCATAAAAGAGTTGACAAATGCATAATTGGGGTGACGATGTGGACTCGGCCGGAATCAGTAATGCTGCTTACGCTGTTGACACTGCAGATGAGACAGTGTAAAACAGACTCAGTAAACTAACCCGCCATAAAAGGCGGGGCTTGTGAGAGCAAGTTAGGTCGAACACACACAGGAGAATTTTTATGTCATCAACAAAACCGTACCTCAAACAGAGCGAAGTGATTGCGAACAACATCCTCAAAGCTCTTGAGTACCACAATGGCAACCGCACTCACACGGCTCGTGGGCTCGGCATTGGCATCCGTACCCTTCAGCGCACCCTCAAAAAGCTTGGGCTGGAAAACCACCTCAAAGAACGAGCTGAAGCCACAACCGCAGCCAGCACGACCACACAAGAGGCTCCAGCCAGCGTCTGAGTCCTCGATAGGGGCTACCCCGGCCCCTCTTTTAAAAAATTTTTTAACTATTGACAATGACTACAGAATATAGTAGTCTTAATGATTCGGCAATCATTAGGAGTAGTTATGTTTTTGTCTGGGGATTCTTACGGTAAGCTCACACTAATCAACAATATATGGATGCTTGAAGGCAAACCTGCCACAATCGACTTGTTCAAGAAAATCTTCACCAACTGGGTACACATACACCCAACAAATCACAAAACATATCTTCAGGGTTATATCCACTCTGAGGTTTCGTATAACGAAATCAAACTGTTCAATCCCGGTATCAAACACAGTCCAGCAATTTGCAAAGATTTAGTGTGGTTTATGCAAAGATACCCGTTAGTTATGTCAACAGAAGACAAAAAAGCACTGGACGATACCGTTGCCGAAATGGGTGCAAAACAAAGAAAGATCGAACTCATATTCAATGAGTCGTTCAGTGGACCAAGATTGAATTTGGCTATTCCCCTAAGGAAATACCAAGAGCAAGCGGTCAGTTTCTTTCTTGAAACGAATAGACTGTTACTGGCTGACGATGTGGGCCTTGGCAAAACCGCTACGTCAATAGGACCTATGGCGCTACCCGAGTATCGGCCAGCGCTGGTTATTGCTCAACCGCACCTCCTTATTCAGTGGGAGCTTGAGATCAAGAGATTCCTACCAAACCTCAAAACCCATATCATCAAAGGAACCAAACCATATGACCTACCTGATGTGGACGTGATCATCACATCATACACAAGATTGGCTGGCTGGAAGGATGTATTGGGTGGTTTTGCTCGATATGTTGTCTTTGATGAGATTCAAGAATTGCGGCACAATACCAGTCAAAAGTACGCAGCAGCTTTCAAAATCACAGAAAAAGCAACCAAAAAACTTGGACTAAGCGCAACACCGCTTTTCAACTATGGTGTCGAGATTTTCAACGTAATGAACATAATCCATCCGGGGTGTCTTGGCGAGCTCAAAGAATTCCAAGATGCTTGGTGCGAGCCTTATGACAAAAGAGTTGTGATGGACCCGGCAAGACTTGGTGTTTATCTTCGTCAATCCCATATGATGCTCAGAAGAACAAGGGAAGATGTTAGAAAAGAGCTGCCACCTATTAACAGGATTGTTCATGTACTTGAGCACGATGCTGCCGAGGCTGCTCGAGTCGAAAAGACTGCTATTCAGTTGGCTATCGATATGATGACAGCCAATAAAGAGGATAAGGGCGAAGCCGCTTTGAAGCTTGATGGGTTTTTGAGACAGGCAACCGGACTTATGAAAGCCAAGTCAGTGGCGGCGTGGGTCAGGGTTTTACTCGAAGCCGGTGAAAAGGTTTTGCTCCTTGGTTGGCATCGCGAGGTTTACGATATTTGGCTGAAAGAATTGAGCCAATATGACCCGGTCATGTTTACTGGTAGCGAAACAGCCGCTCAAAAAAATCAATCGAAGGAAGCTTTTGTTGAAGGTAAATCTCCATTGATGATCATGAGTCTAAGATCAGGGGCTGGCCTGAATGATCTTCAAAGAGTGTGTAGTCATATAGTGTTTGGTGAGCTTGACTGGAGTCCGGCAATTCATTACCAAGCTGAGGGTCGATTGAATCGCGATGAACTGATTGGGTCTGTCACGTCGGCATACCTTATCTTAAACACCGGTTCAGATCCGACCATGATGGAAGTCTTGGCTATCAAAAAAGGCCAAATGGACGGAGTAATCAATGGTGACACCGGGTATGAAGAGCCTCAAATCAGTAATGCTGACCGTATCATGAAGATGGCACAAGATCTTATTAACAAAAGCAAAAACAGCCACAAACCAAATGTGCACAAAGAAGATAGTAATATTATTACTCTTTTCCCTCAGCCCTAAAGTTTTTTGAGGCGGCTACGATAAGGTATATGTGATTGACGCAGTATTATCGGAGCTTTAATGAAAACACTTCAAGTCAACGACTCAACACTGATTAAGCAAATTGCCTACATCTGCCTTGGCGATGCAGGTCGCGTTCAATTGACATACTCAAATTACCTTCAAAAGGAGAATAATAATGCTGCTTGGGTGGAGATGTGGATGCTGTGGCGATACATACCCAAAAGGGAACAACAGCGCCAAGCAATGGTCAGAATGTCCATACGAGTGTTATAACTGCGGCAGCGATACCTTTTTGAGGGTTGAGGATGATGAACCCGAACCCACCAAACTGCCGTACAAAACTCCCAATTCAGACGGAACTAGGTATCGATGGGGCGGTGAAGGCGATGGCAATCTTTTCTCTGCGGATTTTTTAATTAACCTTGAATCAGACTAGGGGGCGTTATGAAAATCGAAGCAAAAAACCAAACTGAAACAAACCGCATCATTAGCATGGTTCTCTTTCGTGTTTTTAAAGAGAAAGCCCAGGAGTCCAACCCTCTAAAAATGAGAGTCCCTGATGGTGCGATTGGCAGAATCATAGGGTTGGACCCTGCCGATACATCGCACTGGAAAAAAGGCAAGAAAACAGTTCTAAACGCTGTTCATTTGAGGCGGCTAATCAAGCAGCTTGGTGTTGACGATGCGGTGGTTAACGATATTCTTGATGGAAACATACCAGAAAGATTTGAACGAGAAGTTAATTTATGGGAATTGCGCAACAAAGGGAAGAAAACCCAAATCAAACAAAAGGAGCCAGCATGAAATACGTCAGTTTGGACATCGAAACATCAAGTCTTGAGCCGGCTTTTGAGCACATACTTGGGTTATCCATGGTGCTCGAAGACTCTGATCACCCCGAGGTTCCAGTCGAAGAACTACCTCACATGACGGTGCTAATACGTCAGCCAGTCATCAGAGGACAAGCTTACGCCTTAGCTATGAACGCTTGGATTCTTGACTTTATTTCTGGCAGACGAAAACCATGCCCATATCCAATAATTCTCCCGAGTGAGCTCCGGGCTATGATAATTGGGTTTTTGTACCAAAACCTTCCACAATGTTTCAAGCCGGGTCTTAATTTACCGAGCGGCGTGGTCTTGGCTGGCAAAAATGTTGCCGGTTTTGATTACCAATTCTTACCACCAGATATCAAAAGTTTTTTTGCACACAGGGTGCTTGATCCTGGAAGTGTTTTTGTTGACTGGACCAAAGACAAACCCTTGAGTCTTGATGAGATTCTTCAATCTCAGGGATTTAGCAAAACGGTATCTCACGATATGCTTGATGACGCTCGGGATGTCATCCGTACGTTAAGGAGAAGTTATCCTACCAAAGAGTAGCCAAAACTCTTACCTTGTGTATTGCCTCTTTACTCCCCGTCACATAGACGGGGTTTTGAGCTGGGATTTCTATGCTCATGGATGATCCTACATGTATAGGAAAGCCATTTTCTGTAGTTAAATCACTAGATGGTCCAATGTATATTCTGGATGGGCCTTCATTGAATATCTCAAGCTTGGCGTCATCGGTAGGACTTGCCGACATCAACTGCTGAACACTATTACCATCAAAACTCATTACCAAAATTTCGCCGTAAAGCCGCTACTTTCAGGCGTGGTGATATAAGGTGGCAATGCCTTAAATTCTATAAGTACTTGTATCTTGACATATCTATTAGAATCCTTCATATTGTCTAAGCCCGAACGGTTTGCGATTGCGCAGTCGGGTGTTATGGCGATATTGAAAAGCCAAAGCGCTATAGGACGAGGCTAAAACCAATGACTCCTATGGTATTTAAGGGATCAGGTGCCTTTAGCTGAATGATCCCCGATTCGGGCGTGAATCGCACTAGCTGAAGGGCTGGTGGAATCTCTTGGTTTTAACCAAGGGAGGACGTCAAACACGTAAAGAATCTATCCGCCGAACAAGATTCTACTTTCATAGATACCTCCCAATCCATTGATTATGGATTAGAAAAAACAACAATCAATGCTAAAGTTATTTCGCGATAGTGCCGATAAATCAATCATCACCATTACTATTAACAAGGTTTGGTATGTCAAGTAAGTATACATACGAGGCAAAAGAAGTTCTTATAGAAAACATGCCGTGCTGGAAGGTTGAGATCTTCAGGGATGGTTGCGTCGTCAAATCTACCACCCTCATGAGCGAAGGCGGGTGCATCAAGTGGGCGGGTGAGCAGATAATGAGAATGCAGCGTGAGGATGTCCAAAGGACAACCCCAAACCTGCTTTCCTGGGTAGAAGAGACCTTTGGCAAAAAAGAAGGAATGAATTGTCAAGTGCCAAGATAAGTGGTCTTGAGTGTCTTACTGAACTGCTTGGTCAGGGCGGCGGCTAATTCGGTTTTCTTCTGCTCGAGCATTTTGATGCGATTGGCCAAAGTCATGTGTATATTATAAGTAACACTTTGACTAACTCCGTCAATGGAGTCGGTCAAAGAACTTGTTGGAAACAATATTGGCATGAAATCGCAAAGCATCCTGTGTGCAGCCCAAGTTTTGATTAGATCCGCAACAGAACTTGGTAACTTGTCATGCTCAAAGCCAGCCTTATAAACCACCTCGAGAACACCCGGCTGATAAGCTCCACGCCCAAAACCAGTAATGTAGGTGAAGAGGCCGCCAGCCGTTACCATCGATGAGTTATCGGTGGATACCGTAACTGCACCAACCGCAGCAACTATATTGATCTTGTTTTTCCTGAGATACACCCAGTTGGACGGAATGGTGTAGGTCTGATAAATTGACGCAGTGTTAGTGTGAGGATATTTGAGCTTAACAGAGATAACCTCGGTTGCAGGCCAAGATTGAAGCCTGATACCCATAAAGTTTCGCTCAAAAAGACCATCAATGTGATCATCAGAATGGAAACGAACAACCGGGGATAAAGTGCATCCAACGACCATTTCAATCTCAGCGACCGCAGACTCGAGATAGGGCGCGGCCATCTCCTCAGTTATTACTTCACCGGTCAGCGGCGATACCTTAGGCAAACCAAAAAGAGCCATCTGAAAAACTTCATGAGGCCCTGGGAAGTGAGTGAATCTTTTGAAGGCGCCTTCATGACTCATCTCTTCAGCAAAAACCGGATAAGTATGATATTGTGTACCATATGATTGCGTCATCTTAGGTAGTCCAATCTCTAATTAGAATCCAGGGTCCGTCAACTTCTTAAACACAGACCAGTTAGCCAAAAACGTAGTACTTGTAGCACCTTCCGTGAGAACAAACTTAGCTGTTCCCGACACGATATCCTGGATGTTCTGGGAAGTCATGTCGATCCTCATAAGACTGCGATTGTTCGGGTCGATAATAGCAGTCTTAACAACATTTTTTGACGTGTTGGTCAAGGTTGGTGGCGGTGTATTGGTCAGGCTGATTAAGTCGGCTCTCTGGAAGGTCACCGTCATGGATGAGCCAGAGGCTGGGACATACGGTCGAGAACCCAATCCATCAACAATATAAAGCTGAAACCACAAGGATTGGGCATTTGGGGACACAATCTCCCAACGGTTACTCGGAAGAACCGAGTAAAAATTTGGAGCGGAAATCATATCAATAGGAACAGCCTTGAACATCTCAATCCCTTTAGTATTTTAGCCCATAAGAGCGAATCACACTCTTATTTGCTTTTTCTCGCTCTTTCTTGAGTCGAGCTGCGTTCTCTGCATTACGACGAATAGCATCTTTAAAAAATGAATCCTGAGTTTCTTGTTTCTCTATTTCTTGGCTGACTTCTTTGTTTTTACGGTCAATCAATTTGATTACATTGTTGCTCATAAATCCTCCTATGTTACAAAAACTTATCGACAATCACACAGCAATCTTGAGCTCAATAATCAAGTGTTGGATTCCACTTGTTTTTTTTCATTATTTCAGAGCACTTTTTCATCCAACTGGATTTTTTAGATAATTCAGGCTCTTGTCCAACCATTTGATTTTCTTTATCTCTTAGATTTTTCTTATCTTTAAGCTCTCTAAGATGAGCAAACATACTCTTCATCTTATCACTACTGGATAATACGGACAACGCATCCTTAAGACTTTGGTGCTCTTCTACTATATCATGGGCCTTATCCTCAGGGCTGTTCGCCGGATGAGGTTGATTATCCTTCATCAGATCAGGCTTTGGCGGCATAGCAGGAGGCGGCAACGCCATATCGCCGCTTTTCTTCGCTTGATTCTCTTTAATTGTTTCAAGCGCCGTTTTTTGTTTTGGTAAAGGTGGCAAGCTGGGCTGCTTTTGGCCAGTAGCTCTTTGCTGAGCAAGCTTATTCTTTAGCTTATTCTTTTGGTCAACAGTTTTTGAGTTCCAGTCTCGCTTCCAGTTTTGAGCCGGATTTGCTTTAGAATGAATATCAATCTTATCGATACCACTAGAGCCATACGATATTGTCGCAGCTGGTGCATTTTTAACAGGTGCGTCTTTTTCGTACACAAGATTGCCGTTTTCGTCTTTTTTGTAGCCTTTTTGAAGACTTTCTTCGGTCTTTTTCTTTTTGGCGGCTTCCATCATCGCCTTCATCTTAGCCAAGCCATTTTGACGACCTTCAAGAGCAAGATTGTCAATGGTTGATTGTTTTGATTTTTTGGGAAACTCAACCACATCACCTTTTTTAAGTCCTGCACCAGCTGCGTTGCAAATAGCGAACGCACTTGCCTTGTCATGACCCTTAGCCTTGACCTCTTTAACGCATCGCTCATGAGTTGCTGGATCAGCACCCTCGGGAACACCCTGAGCTTTACCAAGCTTGGCCTTCTCTTTGATTTCTTTCATCTTGGCGATGAAATTCTTAGCATTGCTTGGGGTAGTCTGTACGCCTGCATCATAAGATATTGAAGTTGCAGGTTTATTTGCTGCTTTGTATTTCGCTTTGATCTCTGCAGCCTTCGCCTCAGTGGCTTTGTCAGACTTTTTCAATGTTTGACCGGCTTGGGGAGCCTTGATACCCTCGCTGATATTCTTAACTTTGTCAAAAAGTCTCATTCTGGCATCCTAAAAGGTGTGAGATATTGACCATTTTACCACTTTGGCCATCTTTCAAAAAGAAAAACCCTCCCTCGGATAGAGGGAGGGCAAGCTTAAAGGTGTTCTTTAGGAACACACGGAGGGCTTAGAACTTAGGAAACTCAACACCTTGCTTAGCCAAGTGATCTTGGAAAGAAGCCAGCTCAGCGTCGTTACTAACATAGCCAAGATCGATCATGGTGCGGACGGTGACGTTAGGGTCTTTTTGACGCATACGGCCAAGAAGGAAGCTTTCGGTTTCGCTTTTGCTAAGACGCTTAACAGTCTTGGCAGAAGCAGAACCGGACTTCTGCATCACTTGCTGGCTGTTGGTAACAACAGCTTTTTGAACAGCAGGCTTAACGGCGGGCTTGACCTTGATTGCTTCAACTTCCTTAGTCAGCTTCTCCAAGGACTCGATCACAACAGACATCGACTTATGCATTTTGGCATACTCTTCTTTCATGGCTTTTTGAGCCTCGTCTTCAGCAGGTACTGAAGCAGGAGCCCCTTCAGCCGCAGGAGCCTGAGCAGCGTCACGAGAGTATTTTTCTTGCATTAGAAGCTGAATCATTTGATCCAATTCTTCGTCAGACAGGGATTTAGCGTGAGCGGCAAGCTCAGCCATCTCGTCATCCTGATCTTCAGCGTCTTCAGCTTCAGAAGATTCAGATGTAGCCTCTTGATCAGCTTGATCTTCCAGACCTTCTGGAGCTGAGGCTTCTTGCTTAGGAGAGACTGCTTCAGGTGCATCAGTGTCATCGTCTTTGTGCATAGGCATAGACTTGGCTAGGAGTTCGTTGATCTCTGCCATAGTTGCCTGCACATTTGCGTACAGTTCGTTGATTTCCATTGTAAACTCCTAGTCTTTCTTGTTTGTTAGATTCCGCCTGGGTAAGCCACGCCACCGTAAGGCAACAGCATACCGGCAGATGTAAGACCGGCAGAGTCAGCACCAGCGCCGTTTACGCCCTGAACGGTTGGTTCAACGCCGTTAGTGCCGAAGTAGAATTCGCATGGGCAAGCCAGCTGACCAACGATGTGTTGCTGAAGTTGACGAGTAAACGCAGCTTGAGCATCAGTCCAGGCCGCTGGGGTTTCCATATAAACAGCCAGCCTTACGCTACCGTCAAGGAATACGCCCGAAGCGTGGCTCTGGGTTTTCATTGCAGCGGTGTTGCCTTTATCAGAAGCAGGGGTTGCAACGATAATTGCGCGAAGGTTGCCCGCAGCCCAAGTATGTGAGGTCAAATCCAAAACGCATGCGTCTTTGCCTACATGTGTACCGGCAGTAACGCGACCTTGCCAAACGATAGCATCAGCAAGTTTGAACGTATACCCGCCCAAACGCTTCAGCTGATCTGGCATTCCTTCAAAAATCTTTTGTACTCGTGGACTAGACATTATAAAATCTCCAATAAGATTAGGAATTTATCCCCAAAGCGTTTATTTAGCAGGCTTAAGATAAGCCAAGCATATCCGAAGCTTACCAGCAGTCAAAGCGGCAGCAGCGATAGTCAAAGTCAATTGTCCACCGGTTGCCAATTTGATTGGAGCAGACAGGTGTTGATCAACGCCAATATAAGAGGCATCATCAAAAGCCGTGGCTGCCTTAAGTACTTCAGCACCAGCCGACAGAGCGACAGTAGCCGATCCGCCAGACGTCATAGCGGTTTGAGCGTCGGTCCAAAGTTGGGTAACGATTGCACCCTTTGGCAAGCTCAAGCCCAAGGTAAGAGCGCCTACAGCTCCACCCAACTTGCTGAAATCATAAGTAGCTTCAACCACTTCTTGAGAAGAAAGAGCTTCCAGGGTGTCGCCAAGGAAAATCGTGGCTGCACCAGCTGGCTTGTCTTTATCTTGAAGGGCTGGCTGAGACTGAGAAAATAAGTTCAATAATTGCCTGGCTTTAGCGCTCAAGGACATTTTCGTCTCTCCAAAGGTTACAGACGTCGTTAACATGGCTATTTTACCACAGAAAAGCCGAGTAGATGTCAACCAATTATAGCAAAATCAGATAAGGCCTGTCGATCCAAACAAAAACTTAGTGTTTTTAGCTGCTTATCAAGCCTCGCAAGCAACGCATTCGGATGCCGATCGCGATGCCAAATCGGCGCGAAGAACACTCTCGGTGCGGCAATAATACAATCCCTTCAACCCAACCTTCCATGCTTCCAGGTGGACTTCATGAACATACTTGGGATCGCTATTCGCACCAAAGAATAAATTGACAGACTGCCCCTGATCGATCCATTTTTGTCTCTGCCCTGCTTGACGGACAATAGCAAACTGATTGATCTCACGAGCCGTGAGGAATATATCCTTTTCTTCCTTAGACAACCCCTTAACGCCAAGAACCGATCCGGCATCTTTGTTGATCTGAGACCAAACCTCTGGAGTGTCCATATTTTTTTCGACAAGGAAGCGCTCTAAGTGTGGGTTTTTAACGATAAAAGTGCCCTTTGCTGAGTTCTGTACGTATACATTTGCAGCGATCGGCTCTATTCCGGGGGACAAGCCACCAGATATAAGGGAGTTGGACACCGTGGGTGCCAAAGCGACACAGTGAGAATTACGCCTACCAAACCCCTTGCACCACTCAGGCTCACCATACTCCTCGGCTAATGCCTTTGTGGCTTTTTCTGTTTCAGAGTGAATTCTCTTAAAGATCAGATTATTTAAGATGCTCGACTGAAGGCAATCAAAAGGAAGCCTCAACTCCTGCAACAGGGAGTGCCAACCAAGTGCACCAAGGCCAATAGCCCTGGACTTCTGAGCAAATCTAACCGAAGACTCGAATCCGCGCATATTCTTGGCTTTTTGAATATACTCTTCCATAACTGCATCCAAAAACCACACAGCTAGTTGGACTGCGTCGGTATCTTTCCACTCATCCCATCGAGCTAGGTTCATGGATGACAGACAGCACACAAAGGTGTGATCCGGATCTGTATAGAGGTAGATCTCATTGCAGATATTCGATGTTTTGATTTTAAGATTGTGAACTCTATAGCATTCAGGTTTTTGCCTTTCGACATTATCAGAGAAGAAAAAGTATGGCTCACCTGTCTCAAAACGTGCTGCCAACAATTGGCCGTGCACCTTCCTGTTTCCCTGATGACCATTTACGATAGAGTTCATGAATTCATCATCGATGCAAACTCCATGATGAAGATTCATACATCTCTTATTAATGTCGCCAGTCGGTTTCCTAATTTGCAGAAACTCTTGAATATCTGGGTGATTGACTGGAAGGTATACCGCAGCGGCACCCCTCCTAGTCGCTCCTTGACTGACAGAAGCGATTGTACTGTCATAGATTTTTGCCCAACTCACAACGCCATCAGATGTGCCGCCAGTGCCATTAACCGCCGAACCTCTGCCACGAAGATCTCCAAGGTAGACGCCAACGCCAGCACCATACTTAGACAACATACCTAATTCATAATTTTTCATCAGGATGCTATCAAGACTATCACCTACATGTATGGAGTTGCACGAGACCGGAAGACCTCTCTCAGTACCCATATTCGAGGCAACAGGTGAAGCAAGGCATAGCCAGTTTTTCCAAATAATGTCAAAAAACTTAGGCTCGAGCTCAGGCTTGTTCAGTCTGTTGGCCGCAGCTCTCGATACCCTCTTATACATACTCTTTGGAGTTTCGCCCTTAAGAAGATAACCCTTTGAAAGTGTAGTGAAACCTACTTCGGTCATCCACTGTGGGGCTTCGCCGCTGGCTTTGAGTTTTTCTAAGCTCATTTTGTTTAATCCCAAATATTCTCGAAAGTTAAATTACCTTTGGAGTAATTTGTAGACCTGACACTAAAAAAGTCAGTATGCTGCGTCCCACTCGTCATGGGCTCGAACCAAGACGTTATCCTGGATACCGATTCCATGTCGATGTTTTTCCAGTTTTTCTTTAATGTGAGGTCCGTCAATTTGGTATTAGCTCTATATCGCATATACTGCTTCAGGTCGTGAGGATCTATACCTTCAATACCGCCACCAGAAAAAGCCTGATCGATGTAATCATCTTCAAGTTGAACCGTCAATCTGGCAGCCTCATAGATATCCTTCTTGAGATCGTCAACCCAAATATCAGGATACTCTTTAATAAATTGACGGAAAAGCCAACACCCTGCCTCAGAGTGAAGGGATTCATCTCTCACAGACCACTCTATGATCGTACCTATACCTTTGAATTTATTAAATCTTTTGAAATTAAGGAGGATCGCAAAAGACGAAAAAAGGCTGACTCCTTCATTGAAGGCAGAAAAAATGGCGAGTGAGCGGGCGATATCTTCTTTTGATTTACCCTTAGTCGCCATCAACCTGTCGATTTTTGCTTTGGTGCTTGGGTCTGTCATAAAGGCAGAGAAATCTTCAAGACCCAAGGTTTGATTAAGGAAGGCGTAGCTTACAGTATGAATAGTCTCAAACGAAGAGAAGGCCATGGCCATCATTTGGATTTCTGGCTTCTTGAACCACTTCGTGACACACCCAGACCAGTACTCGCCAATAAATATCTCAGATTGCGCAAAACCTTTTAGGATGTGACCTATAACTTTGCGCTCTGAATCAGTCGCGTGAATTTTCCAGTCATTCACATCAGCATTCAGCTGAAGTTCAGTATGAAGCCAGTGTGACTGTTGCTGTTTCTCCCAGTATGTGTAAGCCTCTTCGTATTCAAAAGGCGCATAAGTGACTCGTGGCGTCAATAACATTGTCTAACCTTCTTTTATTTAAACTTCCCCTTAGAACCACATTCAGAGCACTTATAGTACATCCTATCCATCACCTCGAACTCAACCACATCTCGACCGCCACAACTTGGACACTCTGCCTTTTTTTTTGATTCCATGGAATGGTTTTGTTTAGCGAACTTCTGACGCTCTTTTTCTTCTAAGAAAGACTCATAATCTGCAAAATCATTCTCAATCCTGGAGTTTTTCTTCTTAAGTTGAGCATTCTCTCTTTTCAGTTTAATGATTTGCTTTTTCAGGTCCTTGATGTATCTGCTCTCTTCAGCTGAGCTACTCATGGCTAAACTCCTGCAACTGAACAACAAGAGTATTTTATCATTCCGATCACTTAGCCAAGTGGCGTAAGTTACTAAAAATAAAGACACAATTAGGCACATTGCGAAAAAACGCATGGCCTAACTTAGAATTTAATGGGGTGAATTAGTCTACCGTGGCACCCCACATCCGAAGAATATGTTTGCATTCTTCTTTAGTGGCGTAAAGTGGTAGATTCTTGGATTGAGCATGCGACAAAATACCTGGGATCCAATGTTCCTTGAATCCTTTAGCAAAGCGACGCGCTGCATCCGAAAGGTGAATAAGTTCTTGGTCAGGAGATGGTTGATCTTCTGTTGGGGAATCTTCAAGGTCAACTACGGCTTCGCCGGATTCAGAAGCCATGGTTTCCGTAACTGACTCGATTGTTTGTTTTTTCTTTTTGCGCGACATGATTTCCACCATCTCAAGGAGATTACATTGCTCGTCATATCTATTTTATTATACACAGAGTCATCAATCAGATCAAGGTCGTTATAGGAGATCGAAAAGACCTCCTTTGAGGTGGGTTCCTGCACAAGAACCGACTCAGCAAAAAACTCAATCACATCAACAACTTTACCACCCACTTTAACAATAATTTCCACGACTTCCTTTTTCATCCTTTTTCTATAAACTGGGTCATTTTGTCACCCCTGATATCTCAACCGTCGAATTGGCGGGGTCAACCGGTACAACACACAAATTGACGACAATATTGGCTGCCGAATCCTGCAGATCGAATTCTTTTTCGATCCAAGTATCTGTAAATTTTGCATTTATTGTATAAACAGACTCAAACTCATGCTCATCTTGATCCGTAAGCATCGGAGGCGTATAGGAAAAAGTCGGAGTTTGCATTCCATATTTATCAAAGATCAACCTTCCGCGCTTAAGGCAATACCGGATAACGATCGAGAGGAGGCGGTGAATCGAAAAGTCGCCATTGGTGGTCAATTTGCACTGAACAGTAACGTCATCCATAGAGGCCGACACAACAGCACCCCTACCCTTCTCTGAGGATTTCGCAGTCCACCCAGTCAGCCTGACACCATCAGGCAACTCGGGCTCAACAAACAGTGTGGTTGGAGTTCCGTCTTTCTTGAGAATACCAGTCAACTTGACCGTATGCTGCCCATTAGAGATAAACATTCCAGGCCACAATCTCTGCTCTAACTTGTAATCGGCGGTAACAACCATGGTGTCTTTACTGATCGATGCGGCATCCCACTGAGCATAGACAACCGCCGGCATATTGACACGAAGGTCGGTCTCATATCCATAATCGCCAAGAAACTGAGCCTCCTCGCTACCTGAGCATATGATAGACACGGATGGTCTGCGCTTCACATCTATCGCATAATACGGACCAACCTCGACGCGGTTGTTCATAATGTACTCTACGCATTGCGCCAGATAATCACCGCCAACATTCCTCAAAACAAGGTCGTTTGAGCAAAACACACCAAGAATGTGTTCAATGTGCTTTGGATTCCTAGAGAGGTGCTGGAGCCCATCTTTGATAACCTCGGCAGTAATTAGGTCACAAATTCCAAATGCCATATTGACTCACTTAAGGTTGATTGCTTTCATTTGGTCTTCAATAAACGAAACCAAAAGATTCTCGGCATTGCTGTTGAGCCATTGTTCCGTATCTCTAAAGATGTGAACCGGCTGAATCCCTGGGTGCTTCCAATCTGCTTTTGACAACGGATTATCAGAAACAGTCCGAAATAGCACGTATTGCCACGCCGGCTTCATACCTCCAGAAAATAACTGCTTAGCGCTTTCCCACTGCCTAGTCCTGTAAAGCCCTTTTACCAGTGGGTCGTTAGTCAAGACCTCTTGACGTTCAAATACCCTACCATCTTGATGCCATGACATCACACTATTACCAAACAAAGGCTTAGTCAAGACTTCATTGATTCTCTTTTGGTATTCTCTGCTCTTGTCGTTATCAGCAGGCTTCCCGTCTTTTTTCTTGCCGATCGGCACAAACATATAACGGTAACCCTTTTCGCTTCTCTTAGCTTTTGGACTAGAAAGGAGCCCCTGCTTCATGTCAAACTGACCTACACCACTCTCTACAGCATTAGCTACCCAATTATCTTTGTCGAGCTCAACAACAAGTACATACCCATTGAGTTTGACCGAAACAGCCGATAGAAAATCGGCTTTGGTTGTGTCTAGCTTCTTATTGGCACGGTTTTTGATGTCTTGGTTGATCAAAACAGGCAAAGCCTTGGCGAATGCATTAACCCCAGACGATACCGCCCGAGCATAACCCTGCATAAACTCTACTAATTTTTGAATATCATCTGACATACAAAAACCTCAACGCCATTTTAACATTTGAGAATTTCAGTGTAAATATGTAATATTATTGACTGTGCATTAACTTGGCGGATTCAGGATTTTGTGCAATAACACACAAAAAGACCCCACAGAGACAGGGGTTAAGCCTCTGTGGGGTGAGTCAAAAGGGGTGCGAGTTAGTAAGATAATACCAGCTCTCAAGATCGTAGTCAAGTAATTTCTTCGATCGTGGTTTCATCACTCTGATCCACCTCACCTTGCAGTTGAGATAGTCCGAGCTCATCACGAACGATCGCCCTGATCATATCTTCCATCCCAGTTAAAGCTTCGGCGGTTGCAGCCTTAATGATCTGAGATAGCACATCATCACCGGGCAACTCCTGCGTATTAGCATCAATTTGGTATCCACCAACGCCGGCCAATTCTTTGAATTTACTAACAAAATCATCACCCTTATTAGGGTCTTCGCCGGGCAATAAATCCGAGTCAACCTCTTCCTTTGACTCCTCAGGCTCAATCATTAGCGACTTCTCGAGCTCTTCAACCTGACTCATCAGTTTTTTCTTAAGGTTCCAGAGCTTTCTTGGTGTCTCAGAAATCATCTGAGCTTTATCTAGTGCGTCAAAATCACCATCTTCCATAACACCGTGAGCAATAGCTGCCACGATATCCCGCTCATTGAACTGAATCGGTCTACAAGGAAGATGGTCCAAAACGGCAGGCCTCTGATCGCACCATTGATTCTGGTTGGTGTCATAAGCCCGACCATCAGAAGTCTCATAGAAAAGAATCTTGTTTGGATCAGGCTTCTTTTCAGCACCATCCTGACCAACACCGAGACCATAGTAAACCTTCATGGAAAGAATCGAGGGTTCTTTGTCTTCATCTTTTTGAAGACCTTCTGAAAGCTCCGTAGTGGCCCCTTCAGGCGATTTCACTTCTTGCTTAGGCTCACCACCTTGCGGCTTCTCTGCGGCGACAGGAGTCTGATTTGCAGACGCCTCATGGGTCACCGTAAGCATCTTCTGCAGATCCTCCAACGTAGGAGTCCTACCGAGTCTTGCTTTTGCTACCTCAATATGAGCATCGAGAAGTCTTTTAAGCTCTTTGCCTTCATCTGGTTGTTTTTTACTTTCGTTCATCGAAAGGAAACCTCTTAAAATAATGACACTTAATCATGTCTTTTTTGTATTCTGCAAAACTCTTCCTACCTATACGCCTAAAGAGCTTGCCAGCATAAGTCCAAATTATAATCTTATCTTCCTTGCTAAGTCTACTGTGATAGTTATCCAAGAACTCGTCCGAACTCTTATCCAAAAACGGTTCAATCAGCCATAGAATTTTCTTCCACAGCCACTCTTTCACACATTATCTCCAGTCGTATTAGAACTTGCAGCGTAATCAGGGAATGGGGGTAGGTCCCAAAGATTCAAAAGATTCTGTTCTTCCATAAGTGTACTAGGTTTAGCAATAACAAGCTGAGGAGCATAGGCAGCTTCTCTAGTTAAAGCTCCATGGCCTGAAGCATTATTCGGAAGCACTCTCAGAGAGTGTGGCAAATTTTGCACAATATATATCGGTGTTATGTAATAAACACAAGTTAACACAGCCGGTTTACCATTTACAAACTTTGGTCTAAATCCAGTCGTGGTCCAGACAATCTCCCCATTCAGGATCTGAAAATCCCTACCCTCTTGGTAGATGTTGGTGTCATCTGCCAAATAGTCCACACCCTTGATTTTGTAATTGAGTCTCTGTGGACCAGTTGGGTTGAATTCAAAAAGCTGCTGCGTCATTGTGGTTATCGACGGATTCAATACTATTATGTCACGCTCACGAATATAAACAGTCTTCTCAGGACCATCATCAAAATACTGACCAGTGACATTGAAGATAACCGTACCCATTCCCCATATCCCTTGAACCTGAAGTCTCTCCTCAAGCTTAAATGATGTGGGTACTACGCCTAATGGACGTACTGAATAATATCTAACCCCTCGATGTGCTACCTGCTCAGTGGGATTAACAGGTCCAGTCAAAGAGTTACGATCGGGATTTGGTGCATGCTTATAATGATAAGCAGTAAACGATTTAGTCTCGAGTAAATTCTCTATACCTGATAGGTTGAATGAAGCTACAGGAGCCTTACCTGGGATAGGCCCAATACCAACCAAACCGGTTTTACTGTTTTTATCATCTATTTTGGGTCTTGTCATTTATAAACCTTAATAATCTTAAGGTGATACCGTATTTTATCATCAATACCACCAAGACCCGTAGTGTAAGCATTTTCCCAAGACTACACCATTAATTCTTTTTGATAATATCATATTGAAAATACTAAGGTTTAGGTCTTTTGTCAAGCCAATTGTCATGACAAATATCTATGCAATACGCCACAAAGACAACGAAGAAAAAAGTAAACAATAGCTCTATGCTCATGTACACTCCAGTTCACTCTCACATTCTACCAACTCCTAATCCCCCCTATTACATATAGTATTCACGTTATCTTTAGACCTCCCTTTAGACCTCCCTTTAGACCTCCCTTTAGACCTCCCTTTAGACCTCCCTTTAGACCTCCCTTTAGACCTCCCTTTAGACCTCCCTT